ATACTCCAATTTCCCACTTGCGGAAAGATAAGACTATTTCAGTCTTTACTAATTCTTCAGAACCGGCTGACAGTTGAATTTCATTTATTGTTTTGGGGAAAACTTGAATAAGCCGAACTTGATATGAGGGAAGAGGATTTATAGGAATATTTACTTGATCTGGTAATTTAATATCAAGCGCACCCGGTGGAATCAATGAAGTGCTTTCTGCGGGGTCTTTTTTCCGAAGAAAGTTTATCACATTTTCAGTCAACCCAGCAGCGGCGGCAAGAGGAGTTGGTCTAATTGGACCTTCTCTGTTCAGGTTCGGAATATCAAGTGATATTTCTTTTGTTTGTTTTGTGATCGGAAATGAACTAATATCAAGACTAGTTACATAATCATTATAATAACCATGAGTATAGTTTGTAGAATCTATTATTTTTTCTTGCCATTCGGTGAACAGTTTTCTTATGTTGTATTCATATGTCTCTAGAAAAGAAAGTGCAACATCACCCTCATAAATTCTACCATAAGGCATTTCTCTTTCTATACCCTGTAAAACATGACCCTTACTTCCTATAGTGGAAGCAGGAAAAGAAACTGTTTCCAGTCTCTGATTTAAAAGTTCTGTGTTTTCCTTATTGAAAACAAATCTAGGACTATCACCATAAGCACCAAATTGTATTTCATAACGATTTCGCTGGGCAACACCATGCTTTTTGATTCCAGCAATAAAGTTTTGTACGTTAAATCCAAACATCTTTTTTATGTTCCTTTAGGTTTTTCTTGAATCCTTTATCGCTTGAATTTTACTTTCATTCCATATAGAAGATACATTTTTTCCAACAAAAAACACTTCATGTTTTTTTGAAATATCTCCCAAGTAAAATCTTTCCCACAAACTCGGTTTCATCTCCAAAATAATGCGACCCATTCTTTGGTGATCGTATCTTTTAATACAAGGAAATGCTAATCCTAAACTTCTTCTATATCTAGACAACATTTTATATGATATTGATGCTCTGGTGTCTGGATCTTCTTCGCTTCCTAGCAACCTTCCCATGATTCCATTAATAAGTTTTTGTCTCATCTCTGGGGGAAGGTAAAATGGGTTTAATCCCAATAAACTATTTTCCTCTTGCTCCAAGGAAATTACCATTGGGTAAATATGGTAATATGGTAATTTTGGTGTTCCTTTGTTGATGGGATTCCTATAAGAAAATAAATAGCACCTACCTCTTCCTCCAATTGATCTTCTTATTGAGTTTGGATTCATTACATTGACATCTTCTTCTCCTAGATCTGGTGCTACTCTTTGTAAGAAATCAGATAAAGGCGGTGCTATTTTTTTGAGTTCTTCGTAGAGCATCAGAATATCTCTTTTTCTGTTATGATTCTAAAAACCCATCCTCTATTTTCACATGCTTTTTTTGCAGCCTCCCACTTAGCATTATTTATGGTGTATGTCATAACTTCGCTCAAATATCTTCTCGTTTTCTTTCCGCTCGTAGGTTTCTTTGGCTCAATTGTTTGCTTACTTGGTTTGACTTCAATAACTAGTGTTTCTATTTCACCTTGTTTGTTTTTAAGTTCAACAATGAAATCTGGATAGTATCTGTGGGGTTTGCCATCTACCGGAGAAATATAAGGTATGCATATCTCCTCTGATCCCCAAGAAATCACGTTTGGGTTCTCATCAAATACCCTCATGCACTTTCTCTCCCATAGACTTCGGTACACAATTTTCGTGGGATCTCCATGATATTTGTCGGGTCTATTTGGTTTATATTTTCCTTTGTATGGCATATATAACTATGTATTAGACTAGGAGAAACTAATGACTTACTTAGGAGACATAACCGAATCTGCTGCTGCATCTGTAGATAGTGCTTTTCGTAGAAGCGGCGATTTGAATCGGCTCACAGAACAAGGGAAAAATCAACTATATGTGTTTCCTAGTGATTTAGGTCAACCAGAGACAGGAAATGGAATTATACACTGGGTTGAATTTATACCTCATTTTTTGGAAGCAAAAGGAATTCAAGGGGTGGTAAAAAATATTAGAGCCGCTATTGGTTCTGGACTGGATGCTTTACTTCCCGATTCAACTGACAGCGAAGATAATGCTGAGAGAAAACAAGCACAAGAAGATGCAAGCAATGCACTTGGAGAACTTGGAAAAAGTTTTAATATTTCTGATAACAGATTAGCAGGAAGTAATAGACAAGCAGGTGAAAGTGTTTCAATATATTTGCCGGGTGGAATTGAGTATACTGATGCATTTTCTTATGAAGAGGTGGGATTTGCTGCTGCACAAAGTATAAAAAATGCAAGTGCATTTCAGAGTACAGTTGCTCTTAATTTATTGAGACAACTTGCTGGAGGATTGGATACAGTTGGTGGAATACTAGGACAAGACTCAATCAATGCAGGAGATGTTTTGTCTGCACAATTAGGTGTTGTCGTTAATCCTCAAAAAGAGCAAATGTTTAGAGGTGTTGCATTTAGATCGTTTGACTTCAAATTCAACCTCATACCAAGATCAAAGAAGGAAGCAGAAACAGTAGCCAGTATAATAAAACTTTTTAGGTTTCATGCTTATCCAGAACTATCGGAAAATAAAGCATTCTTTAATTTTCCCTCTGAATTTGAAATCAAATTCAAATCGTATGATGTTGAATTAAATGAAACCAAGGAAAATACTAGTCTTCCAAAATTAAAAAAATGCGTCTTGGAAAAGATAACCACAAACTACACACCAGATGATGTATATCATTCTTTTAAAGATGGTTCTCCTATTAGAGTTGAAATCTCTCTTTCATTCAAAGAGACACAATATATTCATAGAGAACTGGTAAAGGATGGATTTTAATGTATTTCGCTAACTTCCCTCTTGTAAACTATGTCAAAGAAGATGGTCAATTAGAGACCATTCAAGATATACTCATAAGAATTGATTTTAAGGAATTAGAAAAAACCAATGCAGAGGTTTTTATTGAATACAATGCCCCAGAAGGATCTACACCAGAATTCATAGCAGAATCTGTATATGGGGATCAAGAATACTTTTGGTTGGTTTTGCTTTTCAACAATTTTTTAGATCCAAATTATTCCATACCCCTTAGATCTAGATCTTTAGATGACTATACTAACAGAAAATATAGATCACAAACTTTATTCATAACACCTGAAAATGACAGTGAGCAGTTTTTTTCTCACCCAAATCCGGCAAGCAATATTCCAAACTTTAGAGAGGGTGACACAATAACTGTCTACCTTGGTCAAAGATTAAGATACAAAGACGAAGATGATGATAAAGTTCTAGGTATCATCAAAAGATACATTCCTGAACTATCCGCAATTCAACTGGATTCACTCACAGGTGTAATTAAAGAAGGTGATGTGATAGTGAGAGGGTATGAAGGAGAATTAAGAGCAAAGGTATCAAGAGTAACGATAAGCCGCTATTCTGTTCATCATTTTGAAGAAAACGGAATACAGTTGAATCCAATGGCTACACCTCCAGATGACAAGGGAAACCAAATTCCAATTGGTCAAACTGGTGATGGATTTCTTGATCCAGTTGGAGTAACACAAACCATTCTTGAAAACTACATGAATGATGGAAACAACACATATGTAATAACCAACGAAGATTATGAATTCAAAGAGAATGAAAAGAGTAGAAAGTTGAAATTAGTAAATCCAAGGCTATTGAATGATATCCTTAGACAATTCAGAGAGGTAATTGAGACTTAATGCCAGAGCAATTTGTCCTAAAGATAAAACCGGACAATAAGTATACTGATATTGACGACTATCGGTTACTTAGCATGGTATTAATTGGTAGATCTGGTCAGAAACTAGATCTAAAACCACTATTCCAAAACTTTACTTTTGTCGAAGACATATTCAAATGCTCTTTGACAGGATCTGTCATATTAAAAGATGCTGTTAATTTGAGATCAACTTTTCCGATGGAGGGATATGAAATTTTAGAGATTGAATTCAAAACTCCCGGAATAGGATCAGAGTATATCAAGAAATCATTTAGAGTGATAGAGGTGACTGACAATGTAAAATCAGAAGATCAAAGAAAAGAAGTTTACAGATTAACTCTGATCAGCGATTCTGCTTTCAATGATAAAACAAAAAACATATCAAAATCATACAAAGGAAAGATAAGTGATATCGCTAAAAAGATCTACTCTGAATACATCAAAACCACCAAAAAAGACAATCCCTTAAAACCACTGAAATATGATGCATCAGATCTAAATGTTCAAGAGACGCTTGGAGAACAAAAATATGTTATTCCAAGATGGTCTCCATTTAGAGCCTTGCTTTGGCTTGCTAAGAGAGCAATTCCAGCAAAAAGATCAAGCGAAACCAACTATCTCTTTTATGAAGACGCCGATAGACACAACTTCATTACTTTGAGTGAACTGGTAAGTGCAAACTCAGTAATGACATATTACAACATTCCAGCAAACACAGAAAGAGATCTTTCGCTGATCTTTTCAAAGACTAGAGATGTTAACTTTTTGAAGACAAATCAAAAGTTAAAAGAACAAATCCAAGGATCATATTCATCCACTTTGTATGTTCACGATGTAACAACTAAACAATGGGGGAAGTACATATACAACTACAATGATGATGAAGGTAAGGTTAGGTATATCACTGACAATAAACTAACAAAAAACAATACAGATGTCTATACAACAAAACCAGATTCTGCCTTTCACTTGACAACAAAACAAACAGGATTGATGGGCAAAGATTTTCCTGACGTTCAAAACCACAAAGATTGGTTACAACGATCCATCTCTAGTAATATTCTTCTTGATAGTGTCAGTGTAAAAATAACGACTTGTGGAAACTCATTGCTTCGAGCAGGAAAGGTTATAGAATTCTTTACACCAAAATCTTCTTTTGAGGATAAAGTTCAGGATGAGTGGTATGACACTTATTATAGCGGTAGGTATTTGATCACAACCCTTAGACACACCATAACCCAAGATGGGTATACGAATACAATGTTGCTCGCCAAGAATAGTTATGAGCAACCAACACCAGACAAATCATCTTTCTTGGGAACAGGAAACAAATAATCATAGGAGATAATCATGGAAGCGTTTGCTGGTAAAAATGGATTTATTTGGTTTCAGGGTGTAGTTGAAGACAGAAATGATCCTGAACAACTTGGTAGAGTTCGTGTTCGGTGTCTTGGATTTCATACTGAAAACAAGCAGGATCTACCAACCGAAGATTTACCTTGGGCATATCCAGTTCAACCAATAACTTCTGCTGCAATGAGTGGCATAGGTGATGCTCCTGTCGGACCCGTCGAAGGCACATGGGTTTTTGGATTCTTTCGTGATGGAGAGTCAGCACAAGAACCCATGTTCTTGGGAACTTTGGGTGGTGTTTCTCTCAAGAAAGCAAACCAAAAAGAAGGGTTCAATGATCCAAATGGAACATATCCTCTTGAAGAGTTTTTGAATGAACCAGACACAAACAGAATGGCTCGCGGTGTTCAAGAGGGAACCTATGTTGAGTTCAAAAAAGATCCAGAGTATCTTGACAAGATGGAGACGGCTGGTGGTCTTGGTGGAGGAGAAGAGATAAATGAACCAGAAACTCCATATGATGCAAAGTATCCTTTCAATCATGTGAAGTTTACCGAGTCGGGTCACTTGGATGAAATGGATGACACACCGGGCGCAGAAAGACTGCATAGATATCATAGATCAGGAACCTTTGAAGAAATTCATCCTGACGGAAAAAAAGTCGTGAAGATTGTAGGTGATCAATATGAGGTTGTAATCAAAGACAACAACCTTCATGTCGTCGGTAAAATGAATGTCACTGTAGAGGGTGACGCTTCTTTGTATGTCAAAGGAAATTGCACTGCACAAGTTGATGGTGACTCTGAACATCTTGTTGCTGGTAGTATCAAAATAAACTCAGGCGAGTCCATAGAAATAAATGCCAGTGACAACATTGTGATGAAAGCATCCAACATTAAATTGAACTGATATGGCAAACGTCGAACGAATCATCAAAGATCTAAAAACACGAAGACTCACTCTTCGTTTTTATTACCCAGAAACACCACTGGGTATAAATGTTGTTCGTCCAAACTCGTTGAGTCAAGTTTACACCATTATAGAATTTGACGAAGAAGATGAAGAAGTTATTGTTCCGATTGGAATTGAGTTTTTTGGATCAATATCCAACTTAACCTCAAACATAATCTCAGTGGTCGAAAACAACCTTGATGATCTTATTCCATTGATAACTCCCCTTGGACCGAGATTAGATCCCGGAACATACGTCAGTGGTTTGGGTGGAACTCCTATACTAGATGGTGGTGATGTTATATCTGGAGTTGGAAACACGGGAGCCACTGGCGCAACTGGTCCTGCTGGTCCTGCTGGTGCTACCGGTGCTACCGGTGCAACTGGTCCTGCTGGTCCCGCTGGTCCTGCTGGTCCTGCTGGTTCAGGAACAACTATAGGAATAAGTGCCGGTACTGGTCTAGATGTTAGTTTAAGTGGATATACCTTTACCATTGGTGAAATTGGCTGGACAAGACAAGGTGAAACCTTTCCTGAAACAATAGGTGGTGTTGAAGCAGGATCTACCATTGCAAATGGAACAAGTGCGATAGACATACTAGAGTCTATTTTATACCCATATCAACCTGTATCATTTGCTTCATTTTCAACTGGATTGACTGGTCCATATGAAGTAGGTCAAACTGCTGGTGATCAAAGTTTGAGTTCTACATGGACAACAAGTGGTCCAGATGATAACTGGATTGCAGGAACCATTTCAATATCTGACGAATCATCAACACTTGTTAGTGCATTGGATTATGATGATTCACCACAAACAATATCATATGGTGCATACCGCTATACAGTCGAATCAACAGAAACTTTTACCATCACTGGTCAACAAACCACAGGAAGCAATCCTACCAAAAATGAAAACATCCACTGGAGATATAAATATTACTCAGGAAGAACAGGTGCGGGGTTTGATGGTGCAGGATTGGATAGTCAAGGATTTGATGATATTTTGACAAGAACAACACCAAATAACTGGACTGTTACTTTTCCAGCCGTTAGTCCAGCAAATAAAGGATACTTCATCATTCCTAGCAGTGAATTCAGTGGCACTCTTACATTCACTGATACTGGAACTAATCTAGATTTTCCTTTCACAAACCAAGGAGAATTTACCCACACAAACACACATGGATTGAATGTGGATTACACTATCTTTGAATCCACTAATAACTTTGGTGGGGCAGTAAGCATAAAGGTTAGTACCTAATGGCAATCATCACAGGCGGCGTTAGATTTGGTGGGTTTGTTGCTCCGACTGATTCGGGTGACGCCTATCCTGTAACCAATCCAACATATGGACTTGGTGGTCTTAGGACTGTAGCAGATACAACAGAGAGAGATGCAATTACGAGTGAACGCCGAGAAGAAGGCATGTTGGCATATGTTGTTGCAGATCAAAAACTATATCAACTTGTAGGCGGAACCGCAAATACAGACTGGACAGAATTAACAACTGGTGGAGGTGGTGCAGGAAATAAAGGAGCAACTGGGGCTACGGGAGCCACTGGTG